CTGTTAAGGCAGCATTCCAAAGCCATTGTGCAGCTGTGGCAATTTTAGTCCAAAGCACATAGGCCATAAACTGAACCCGAAACGCCAAAAAGCTAATTTTACCAATGATGAGCTGTGCGTTGAGCGCAACGAGTGAAGCGGTGAGCAAACCGATCACCACCGCATTGTCCTGGATCGTCTGAACGATACTGCTAAACAAGGCGGGTATCTGTGGTAAAAAGTCAATTAAATTAATCGCCCAGTCAACCAATGGTGTGAGATAGGGCAAAATCTTTTCCCCCAGTTTGATCGCGCCCAGTTGAAGTTTACCCAAAAAGGTTGACCACTTACCGCCAAAGGATTGTGACTGCTTAGTCATCAAATCAAAGAACGCCCCGCCCTCTGAGGTCATATTTGTAAAAGCCTGCTCAATGTATGGGAATGTGATCTTACCCTCACTGGCCAGTTTTTTGATATGCTCTGGAGCCACGCCCATCACTTTGCTCAGTTCTGTAAAAATGGGAATACCTCGACCTGCCAACTGGTTAAGGTCTTCGGAGTAAACCGTGTTTTGCACTTTGATTTTTCCGTAAATCTCAGAGAGCTCTCCAAAGGGAATTTTTAAACCGGCTGAAACGTCCCCAATTTTCTTAAGGCTTGGCAGGAGCTTTTCATTGCTTATGCCAAATGCCAAAAGATTACGCCCAGCTGCAATGACTTCACTGTTTTTGAATGGCGTTGAGTTTGAGAATTGATTGAGGTCGTTAATGACTTTATTGGCCTTATCCATACTGCCCAGCATCGTCTCAAAACTGATGCGGGTTTGCTCCATATCTGAGCCGAGATTGATAATGGTACCGGCAAGTCTTACGCCCTCAAATATCCCTAAGCCAATTCCCAGCTTTGTGAGTACCCCGTTAATGCCGTTTAAACTGGATCGGGTTCGGTCTGCCTGGCGTTCGGTTCTCTGGAGACCGTTGCGAAACTCATCGTTTTTTTTCTGAATGTCTCCAAATGTTGACCTGCCATTCTGCGCGATCTTGTTGAGCTTGGAGCTCATCAGGTCTTTTGCAAGGAAAGTATAGGTATATGTGGACACGGTGATGAGATTAAATTAAAAGGAGAATTTGATCTCCTTTCCTTCTTTTTTTCGGATGTCCTGAAGTTGGGCGAACTTTTCCCCCCATTGCTCATCGTTGAGCTTTGAGGGGTCAATTCCTAAGTAGTATTCGAGCATTGTGTCGATGTAGCCAATGTAATTGGCCTCAGGACGGCCATCGCTGTGCTCTAGTACTTTTTTATGCGTACGCTGGTGGTCTCGATAAGCATATCGATCTGACGGCTGATGTCAAGAAAATACTTGTCATCCTCTTTTAGTTCGCTATGACCTTCTAGCCAACCAGACTCTAATATATTCTCAGTCATACCCAGCGGGTCATTTTGAGAGACGCTCATTGCATACTTTAACTGGTCGCGGCTCGGGCGTTTTATAAAGGCAATTTTATCCTCACTCTCAATCACAAAAACTTCTTTGATCTTGTGTGTTTTTTTGAGTTCGGCAACCTTGGCCTGTATTTGCTCCTCAGTCATATCTGGAGTGATTTCGATCTCTTCTTTGACTTCGATTTCTTTAGTGTTTGTGGACATTTTATAAGTGTTAACTGTTATACAATTGATTTACGCCCCAGGAACATGATTGGCGTTACGATCTCCTGAAATTTATCCCCCTGTTTGATCTCTCTGGGGTCTTCAGTAAACTCAACTCCTTCGAGGATGTGTGTCACCACGTTAAATCCATCCTTAGGCACATAAGCCACGGTGATGTTAAACGCGGGTAAGTCTGTGATATCCTCATCAGGCTTTAACTGGCGCTGAATGGCCTCCAGTTCGCTTTGCAACAAAGTAAGCTCTCCCTCATAGGTTTTATTCCCACTCTGGATGCTGTGTGGGTTCTCACCACGAGCGTGGAGGTATTCCTTTTCTTTTTTAGCCGAGTACTTCACGCCTCGGGCTTTGGTCAATACGCGGCCTAGCATTGCTATCTCAACATTTGCCCAGGCATATTCTTTGGTATTAAATGGCATCGTTACCGTGTTTTTTAGTTATCAAGACTGGTGGTGAAACCGAGGTCTATTTTGATGTACTCGCTATATCCTACAGGCAGGATGTCTAAAGAAGCTTTAAACTCACTGGTGCCCAGGATATCCTGATCCGGGTCAATTGTAGCCTTGCAGCCGCTTATCTCCCCGTTATTGGTCATTTGCTGATTGATGGCATTCTCGATGTCTGCTTTCCAGTTGCCAATTAAAGCAGGGGAGATCTTCCCGTTTTCTTCCAGCGGTATCTCGTCAAGAATGTTATCAGTAAAAACTCCTAGGGCAATAAGCGTGGCTTTGTCAATCGTGGCAACACGTTTAAGACTGGCCAGATCGTCGCTGTCTGCGGTGAGTGTTGGGTCACCTGTAAAAAAGTAACCGGCTTTCCCTGGGATGGTTCTCAAAAAGATATACCCTTTATTGTGGATCGCGTTCCAGCTGTCCTCAAGGGTCTCAATTGCTGCATCGTTTGTAAACTTTGCCGCAGTGATCCCCAGCTCCCCATCACGTACACGAGCAACAGATCGCTGAACCGGGTTAACGGCAATGCGACCCAATAATAGGCCAACAGCCGCGTTTTTACCTCCGGTACCTGCCAGTAAAATAGCAACGCGATTATGTGTGGTGGTCTTATAGTCCTTAAGATCGGCAACAGTACCGTTAAAATCCTTACCATCAATGATCACACGAACTGGTTTATACTTACCTGCGTAAGCAACTGCAAGTGCCTGGCCTTTTGTGGCAGCGAGGTCAACGTCCTCATCCACGCCATTTGCAACCGTTATTCCTGCAGCAGATTTCTGAGACACTGCAAGCGTGCGTATGCGTCCCTGAGCTGCGTCAAGCAAAACCGGGGCAAAGTCACCTGTAAGATCGAGTATTTCACTCATCTTGATTGCAGCTGTTACCAGCATAATCCAAAGCTCTGCACCTTTACCGGCTTGCGCGTAAAAATTCTTAATAGCTGTGTGAGCAAAGGCATTGGTACCAGACGCTGTGATACCAATGGCCTCTGCACCCTCCAGGCTAAATAATTGCTTTGCTGTACCGGTTGTGATATTATCGGCACCGGCTACCGTTGAACCGGTGAGAATAAGACCAACAATGCTATCCTCAGTTTGATCTGTTTGACCTAAGCGGTCTGTGTTGATGTTTATTTCAACTCCGGGCAGTCCTTGTGCCATGATGTTTTGTATTAAAAGGGTTTATTTTTAATTATGAAAAGCGCTGCCAGACCAAATATGCCTACCGTCACCGCTATGCCAAGCCACAAAAACGGCTTTGCCCATCCCGGTATCTGGGTCTGTAATTGCACGATGGTCTCCTCTTGCTTCTCCATTATGGTTTTGTACCGCTCGATGGTTTCCTGATAGATTTTGACCGCCGCTTTCAGCTCGTCGCATACACAGTCTGCCTGTATCTCGTTGCCCACTTTGCGTAATGAGATAGTAGCTTGCTTCGATTTGATACGGGTCGGGATTTCGTTCAGCTCGTTGATTAATCTGGAGATGCTCGCCGTATCGGCTTGCTGCACGATCAAAACGGTATCCTTCACGCTCAATTTGCGTGATATACTGTCCTTCTCCGTTTTCGTAACAGTCAACTTGGGCAAGGGTTGCTTGCGTGATGCACAGGCTATAAGCAGGAGCGTCAACGTTATCAACAATACTGTTTTCTTCATAGCTGGTGGGTGTTGTGGCGGTCTCTGCCTGAGCTGTAAAGCTCACCGAGCCGATAATTAATACAATTGATAATAGATTTTTCATGGTGTGGTTTTTAGATGTTCATTTCAAAGTGCGGAGTATCAACAAAACCGTCCTCCTGATCATTCTGGTTAAAATCGCCTCCCCAGCGGTTTGCGGGGTGTAAGCTTTCCCAGTAATCTCCCAGAGGCTTAACCGTGTCAAAGTCATACGTGAGTTTCCCGTTTACAAAGAAATTGAAGTCAATGGCCAGCCTTCGCAGGTGGTTTGAATTCATTGTTTTGCTCTTACCGGTACGCACGTAAATCTCCTGTTGCTCTTTGGTGCGATAGGCTTCGCCCATCGTCAACTCAATCCCAAGCCCACAGGCAAAAAAGATGAGCTTTGCTACATTTTGAGTAAAAGTCTGCTGGTGTTTTGATAAACTCATAGGTTTTGATTTTGAACCCCCTTAGGGGAAGACTGGCAACGCATTGTTGCCTAGTCTCCTTGTATTCTTTTTAAGGCTTATGCGCCAACGGCCTCAACGAGGTTGATGACCCCTTTACCGTCTTTACGGGCTGCGAGTCCACCGGCACGTACCAGAGCAGACATTTTTGAGCCGTAAAGCTCCGCATCGTCCACGTTTAGGAATACCTTGTTACCGCCTTCAGCGCGACGTACAAAGTCTTTATGCCAGAAGATGGCACCGGCACAGTCTGTTGCCGCTGTGGTTGTGCTGCCATACGGGCGGATGTTTCCACCGGTGGTAAACACGTTTACCTTGCTTCGCACGAAATAATCCACACCTAAGAAGCGACCCACTGATCCCTCAACAAGAGGTTTAACTTTGTTATAGTCACTAGACTTCACCTCAGGGATTTGCAGCATATCCTCTTGCATTGCCGGAGTGATACACGCGTAACGCCCTCCTTGTGGGATATCGCCCTCGTCAAAGGTTTTGTTTACGTTGTGCAGGTCTGCAAGCACAAGACGCTTACGGGTTCCGGTACCGGCTGGTACTCCGCTCACGTCACGATCCGCTCCTGTAGTGCGCAATACTGTCACGTTTGTACTACCTCCCCAAGCAGCTGCCATATAATTGGCAACGGCGGTATTAAGGGCATTAACGTGCTCCTCAAGAATAGAGGCGCGTTTGTCATAGCTTACCAGTAAAGCCTCGCTATACTGTAACCAGGTGGGGTCTGTACTAAACTCGTGGAGTTTGTACTCGCTTGCGCTGTCTGCACGCTTTGTGGCTTCCCCTTTTTCGGTTCTGTCCATTGCTACGGTAGGGATGGTACCTACGTGCGGAAGCTGTACCGAGTCTGCATCAATAAATGCCGAGTCGTTCTTAGACATTTTATAGAACTCATTCGCAGGGAATAGGTTCTTACTCAGGTCTGAGCTAAATTTTCTCTTTAATAATTCTGCTGCCATTGCTTATGGGTTATAGTGATTCTTCAAATAATTTCGTGAACTGCTCAGGGTTTGACTCCTGCATCTCAAGCAACGCCTCAGGGTCGTTTAGCTCGTACCAGTTCCAGTCTTTCTTTTCGTCAGACTCCTTTCCGCCCTCTCCGGGAGTGATCCCTTCTAAAAAGCTGTTAAGCTTCTTTGTGGGCTTCTCAGCTGCTTTCCCCATCAAGTCCTCAAGACTTGCTTTTGCATTGGTGGGATCAGCATCAAATAATGCTATCCACGCCTCTTTACGCTCAGCCTTGATGGCTTTGGCTTCGATGGCTGCATCTACCAGTTTTAAGGCAGTTGCCTTTCTGGCTTCATTGTTGAGTTTTACTAAAGCCTCATATTTTGCTTTGTAATCCTCATTGCCCTGAAGGGCTGTTACTGCATCAGGTATTGACTGATCGTCAGCAAGATTCAATTGCTTACGCAAGGTTTGTTCAAGTGTCATGCTATCGCTTTTAATTAATGGTAGTTCGTAGTCTTGTTGCTCCCCGTCGTAGAGTTTAACCAGGGCGTTGTTATTGCCTCCACGATCTACCACACTAATCTCAATTAGTTCAGATTTGGTAACCGTTGCACGGGTCTGTCCGGGCAATAAGTATTTTTTCTCCTCACTGGTCTCAATAGGGTTAACACCTACAGAGGCCATACGTATGAAGTTTTTCTCAATCTTTTTGGCAATCTTCATTGCCTTGTCATCATTGTCATCAAAAATGGCATCGGCCATCATAATCCCGTTGCTCAGCTTCTGGAGATTTTCCCACCGGCAAACCACCTCGTCTCCTTTTGCCTCATACGCTTCTCCAGATCGTCTCTGGTGCATATAGTAGCCAACCGGATTTTTTTCAAACTGCTTGGTATCAATACCAGCTGTCAGGATTCTAAACCCGTAATTATTGACGCTTTCGTCTGTGACTATGAATGTGAATTTCATTCGATTTGTGATCTGATTACAGGGCAAATTTGCACGGTTTGTAAGGGGCTTACAAATCGCAAATCAATGATTGTAACTGGGCTCACAATCATTGTAAATAAATTCCCAATCCTTGATTTTGGTTTTTCACATCGGGATATAATCAGTCAATTTTGTCCTGTAAATAAGCGGTTATGACAGGCGATATACTACTCACTCCAGAGGGAGATTTTCAGATTGAGAATGGTGATTTTGTGATTGGTGATGCGACACTGCAACACCAGCAGGATATTTT